AAAGGAGGGAAGGGGGACGGTTTGAAAAAACTGTCACAGAGGAAGGTGTAGTAAAAGAAGGATATGTCAAAGAAGCTGAGACAGTCCGCCTTGAATTGTGGCCAGCTAGTAGCAAACTACAATCTGAGCTGTATGGCGAGCGTGTCAACGACATTTTGAACGCAAATGCCAACAAATCAGCTACAATCGCAGTGAAAGATGGTGTGTGTATCGATAGCCAGACAGAAGTGACTCACAGGGTTATTTCTAAGAAGGTCTACACACATCATCAAGTCTTGGAGTTAGAGCATGTCAGAGCTACTAGGGGCAGATAGACTTATAGCTAAGTTCAGAAAACTATCAGATGTTGCGCAACGAGATATTGTTTCAAAGGCGGTTCATCATGCAGCTAAAACCATTGTTCAAGCCGATGCTAAAAGACTAGCGCCAGGCAACAATGGAGAACTTAGAAATAGCATCAAGACTAGAGTTAAAATGGACGGAGATAAGGCTATAGGAGAGGTTTACACAAATCTACACTATGCTCCTTACGTTGAGTTCGGAACAGGACCAAAAGGGCAGGCTAGCCATTCGGGTATCTCTCCAGAAGTTAGTGTGTCTTATCGGTCTAGTCCTTGGTACGTGCATGAAGATCAAATTGACGTAGGACCTTACCACTTCCAAAAGATAGGTGAGTTCTACAAGATGTATGGTCAACCTGCCCAGCCTTATCTCTATCCAGCTTTGAGAGACAATCAGGAACGTGTGTCTAAGAGTATTTCGAATTATGTCCGTAGAAAGATAAGAGAACAAATAAAATGATTAATATCAAGCCTGTTATTTATAAAGAATTGCAAAAGGTCGCAGATAATGTGACTGATACTTATCCTAGCGATTGGGAGACTTTCCCAGTCGTTATTTTTTTAGAAGAACAAAACAAGCCGGGTGAATGGTTTGACGACCAGGAACAAAAATCATCTATCCGCTACAAGGTAGATATCTTTGATGATACCAGCACTAGTGAGTTAGCTGTTAAAATCAATCAGATTTTTGAGTCTTTAGGTTTACGAAGAACCGACTGCCAAGATGTACCAGACCCGTCTCATTTGAGACATAAGGTCATGCGTTTTGAAGGTGTCGTTGACTTAAACTCAGAGCTTGTTTTTCAATTTAGAATGGAGAATTAAACATGTTAGCAAATGGAATTACGCTATCTTATGGCGATCAAAAAGGGACTTATACTAAACTTGTTGGATTGAAAGAAGTACCAGAGTTTGGTATTGAACCTGAAAAAGTAGAGAACACTACTCTTGAAGATAAAGTTAAGAAGTACGAGTTTGGTATCGGTGACGCAGGGGAATTGGAATATAAATTCTCTTACAAGAACGATAGCGAAACTGCACCTTATCGTGTATTGCGTAAAGCGGCAGACAATAAGAAAAAACTCTTCTTTGAACAAACTTACCCAGACAACACGAAAGTTCATTTTGAAGGTCAAGTATCTGTTAAGCTTGGCGGTGGCGGTGTCAATGCCGTTATCGAGTTTACCCTTAAAATTGCGTTGCAATCAGAGTTGGAATTTGTAGACGGAATTGGAGGTTAATTAAATGGCGTTAAAATACACAACTTGGAAAGTTACTGACGAAAAAGAGTTGAAGCTACGTTTGACATCTCATCAAGCTGCAACTGTGGAAGAAAAAATCGGCATGAACTTGCTGAAGATTTTCATGCCTGAAGCTGGCGAAGAGTTCACTTTGCCACCTTTGAAAGTTATGTTGTTATTAGTTCATGGAGCCTTGCAGCAGTATGAACATGGGTATTCCTTTGAAGATGTCTATGATCTATACGATGAATACGTGGACAACGGTGGAGACCAAACAACCTTCATGACAGAGGTGTTGATGCCACTATTTGAAGTATCGGGTTTTACTCCACGAGGAAGCAAGGACAAGAAAACTTCCAAGAAGAAAATGACAGTAGTCGAGTAATCTTAACAGTAACGCAGATTATTGAGAGGCTTTATCCTATGTTTTTGGACATCGGAGGTAAGCCTCTTGATTTTTGGGATTTAACGGTGCTTGAAATCAGAGAAATGATTGAAAGCTACAACCGTGTCAAAATCCAAGAGCGTAAAGAGAAGATTATTGACTCTTACAGACTTTCGCAGATGATATCCAACCACATTTCCTTATTGTTATCTAAAGATGCCAAGGTCTTTGAGTTCTGGGAATATGCGCCTGAGTTGTTTGTAGAAGAACAACAAGCGGTAGAACAGGAACGACAGAGACAAGCGTTTTTGTTGCATAAGGAACGGATGCGTGATTTTGCAGAAAGACATAATCGAAAAAGGAAGGAGGAAGTGAATGGCAACTCTTGATGAATTGAAAGTCATGATTGACGCTGAGATAGCGCCTTTCAGGAAGAAGATGAAAGAAGTCGAGAATCAGGTCAAAGGAACATCTGACCAAGTGAAGAATGCCACTGCCAAAGTTCGTGAACAGTCAAACTCTATCGGTAGTGCATTTGGAAAGCTAGCTAAGTTCGCTGGTTTTGCAATCCTTGGTAAGAAATTGCTTGATGTTGGGATGTATTCAACGCAGACAGCTCTTGAAGTAGCAGCGTCTATGAACCAAATCAAGCGACAGATGGGCGAGAGTTCGCAATCTTTCTTAAAATGGGTTAACGATAACGCCAACGCTATGAATATGGGTGTGGGTGAGGCGACCAACTACGGTGCAGTCTACTCAAACTTATTTTCTGGATTTATCAAAGACACCAACAAGTTAAGCGCCTATACTGCTAAGATGTTGCAGACATCGGCAGTTGTTGCCGAGGGTTCAGGGCGCAGTATCACTGACGTTATGGAGCGGATTCGCTCTGGTTTACTAGGGAACACGGAAGCAATTGAGGACCTAGGAATCAACGTCAATGTGGCTATGATTGAATCCACTGAAGCCTTTAAGAAGTTCGCAAACGGACAGAGCTGGCAACAGTTGGACTATCAAACCCAGCAACAAATCCGCCTAATGGCTATCCTGGAGCAGGCTACAGCTAAGTATGGAAATACCTTATCCAACTCAGTTAACGGTAGTATCAGCCTGTTTAAGTCGTTGATGAAAGATAGTGCATTGAATCTGGGTAATGCTATGTTACCGATTATCAATGCGATTATGCCTGTCTTGAACTCTTTTGCTATGGTATTGAAGAACGTGACTGCTAAACTTGCTGAGTTTATCGCTTTGATGTTCAACAAGAAAGCGACAGTGAAAGATGGTGTCGGCGGAGCAGTTGGAGACATGGGTAACGCCATGAAAGACGCTGCAGGCGGAGCAGGAGACCTTGCTGATGCAGTAGATGACGCTGGAGATTCAGCAGGAGGACTTGCTGACAATCTTGGAGACTCAGCCAAAAACGCTAAGAAAGCTGCTAAAGAACTTCTTGGTTTAATGGGATTTGATGAGATTAACATCTTGCAAAAACCAAAAGACGATGATGCAGGCGGTTCTGGCGGCGGTGGCGGCGGTAAAGGTGGTAAAGGAAAGGGAGGCGGTGGCGGACCTTTCAAAGACATCTTGCCAGAAGTCGAGTTGACCGACATGGGCAACCAATTTAAGAGCATTTTTGATGGTCTTGGAGATAAGCTGAAAGGGTTGTTTGACCTCTTTAAAAAAGGTTTTGATGCAGCCTTTAGACCAGAAGGTTTAGAACGTATAAAAGCTGCTTTAGAACGAATCAAGAAAACTCTTGAAGAAATCGCTACTGATCCAAGAGTTGTAAATGCCTTTAATCGCATGACCGAAAAAATCGCTTATGCTTTAGGGCAAATCGCTGGTTCGTTAGCGACTATTGGAGTCGGCATTGGTGTACTCCTTACTGAAAGTATCGCGAATGGCCTCGAAAGGCAGAAAGAACGCATTATCAGGGCGCTAGTCGCTTTGTTTGATAATGTTGGTAACATTGCAGAAGCTGTAGGAAACATCGCTCAGGCCTTTTCTAGTGCTTTCTACGACGTCATTACTTCAACTGGTGCGGTTCGTATCGGTAGCGCTATTGTGTCAACTCTATTAAGTTTGACATCTACCATTGTTGAAGTCGGTAGCAAATTAGCAGGAAGTCTGTTTAAAGGCTTTGAAAAAGTCGTTGTGACAAGCGCTCCTAAAATTTCATCAATGCTTCAAAGTCTTTTGGACATTGTAGCTCCGATATTTGAAACTATTGAGAGTGTTGTTGATAAGTTTGGCGATGGATTGAGTAGTGTCTACGATGAACATGTAGCCCCTGCAATTGACTCTATTGCTAATGCTTTTAATGGACTAATTGATATTATTCAAATACTTTGGGAAGGAAGTTGGAAGCCTTTCGCAGAGTTCTTGTCTAATACGTTCGGTATAAGTATTGAAACCGTCGCTGATTTACTAGGCGGTATCATACTAGAGGCATTGAAGTTGCTAGCTGATACAATCAAGCTAGTAGCCGATGGTTTTACTGCTTTTTCTGATTGGTGTAAAGAAAACAAAGAGATTATATCCACAATCGCTAATGTGATTGGTACGCTTGCAACCGTGTGGCAAGGAATTAAGTTCTTGTCTTGGGCTGAACAAGCTGGAGGACTTGCAGGAGCATTCGATTTATTAAGTGGCAAGGTTTCCTTTATTGTTAGCGGAATTAAAAACCTTGGGCTGGCTTTGAAAGCTTTGACATTTGATAAATTGGTCAGCTTCGGAGAAACCATCTATTTAAATGCGTTGTATGCAAAAGACTTTGTAGTCAATTCAGGTAAATTGATTTTAGAGTTAGGAAAAACCGCTCTAGAACTTGGTAAATCTGCATTAGCATGGGGTGTTCATGCAGCACAAATGGGCCTTGCAGCAGCGGCGGAAATCGCTCAATCGGTTGCAGCAGGAGTTGCAGCAGCTGCAACATGGGCACTCAATGGAGCTATTGCGGTATTGACCAGTCCGATAACTTTAGTTATTGCAGCAATCGCAGCCTTAATTGCTATAGGTGTCTTGCTCTACCAAAACTGGGACACTGTTGTTGAGTTTGCTAAAACTGTATGGCAAGGACTATGTGATTTTATCAGTGGTATTTGTCAATCGATTGGCGAATTTTTTAGCGGTCTATGGACAAAGCTACAAGAAATCTTTGAGCCAATAGGTCAATGGTTTAGCGAAAAATTCCAAGAAGGTTGGGACGCTATCGTTAATATCTTCAGTAATTTTGGCTCTTGGTTTGGTGATCGTTGGAATGATGTTACTAATGCGTTAGCAGAAGCAAACACTTGGCTTGGAGAGAAATTCCAATCTGGTAGGGATAAAGTGAACTCAGCTTTTGAAAAAGTAGGCTCTTGGTTCGGAGATAGATGGAATGATATCAAAGACGGAGTAAAAGAAGCTGATACATGGTTCGGAGAGAAATTTGAGAGTGCAAAAGAAAAAGCTCAGAATCCTTTCCAATCAATCGGTTCATGGTTTGGAGACAGATGGAAAGACATTCAAGACGCTTTGAAAGAAATCCCAAACTGGTTCAAGAATTTGTTTAATGACGCAATGGAAAACGCCAAAAGCATTGTTAAAAGCGGTATCGATAAACTGAGAAGCTTCTTTAATTTTGATTGGAGTTTACCGAGAATCAAACTTCCTCACTTTAATATATCAGGTAGCTTTAGCTTGAATCCTCCTAGAATTCCATCATTCTCTGTAGATTGGTATGCACGAGGTGGTGTATTCAACTCACCTAGCATTATCGGGGTCGGAGAAGCTGGTCAAGAAGCGGTAATGCCTCTTGAACGGAATACAGGTTGGATTTCTACTTTGGCTCAGAAGGTAGCTGAAAGAATGCCTGTTAACAATGCCCCTGCAGGCTATTCATTGCCAGCTGGTGATATTGTTATCCAAATAGCAGGCCATGAGTTCGGACGGGTGGCTATCCAAGAAATCAACAAGGAACATGAACGAGCAGGCCAAACATTGCTCAAGATTTAGGAGGTTAAATGGCACAATTGACAATCAATGGGGTGGCTGTGAAGCCTCCCAAATCTTTTCAAGTCGGTATTCAAGATATCGATGGAGAAACTGGGCGTAATGCCAATGGCGACATGGTGCGTGACCGTATCACGACCAAACGCAAACTAGACTGTGAATGGGGCATGCTGACTCAGGAAGAAATGAGTCAGCTTTTAAATGCCGTGTCAGCAGTCTTTTTTGAGGTTTCATACCCTGACCCTGTTAAAGGTCAGACGACTGGGACTTTTTACGTCGGCGATAGAACGGCTCCAAGCTATACCTTTACCGAAAAGTTCAAACCTTGGTCTGGCGCTAAATTTAATCTAGTAGAGAGGTAAGAAAATGGACGCTTTAACTAGACGACAATTTGACAGAGCCATGTTTGCCAAGGATAGGACGCTGTCTATCCGTGTTGGTGATTATGCTTCACTGGATATCAAAGAGGCTAGTTTTGAGTATGGCTATATCAAGGGTGACACTTATAAGCCAGGTGGAACGTGTGCAGGTAGCGGTAAGATTACCTTTACCAACATCATTACCACGTTCAATAAGCTGGATATCCTACACCCTGAGATTGGGCTACTGGTTGGGGATACCTACCAGTGGGTCAAGATGGGGGAATACTTCATTAACGATATTGAGATTGACCGAAACCGAAACACAACCACACTGGAGCTCATGGACGGTATGTTTAAGCTCAATCGTGAGTATGTGACAGACTTGCATTTCCCAGCTGAGGTACGAGAGGTTATTCAGGAGATATGCCTGAAAACAGGCATTGAGTTAGCGAATGACTACTTTGGACTCAGCGCTATGCGTTACCATGTCGAGCAAGTTCCTGAGGGCAAGAAACTTTCCTT